CTTTAAGTAACGTCCATCAAGTCCTCTGATCCAGCCATTAGCTGCTTCTTTTTGTTTCCTGTCCCGTAATCCTTTGAGTGCTGGTAGTCTAGTTAAGAATCTATCAATCAATTCTATTCCTTCTGATGCATCAGCCCCGACTATACTACCAATTTTAGCAGGGCCAGCCCCATATAAAAATGCAAAGATAAATGTTTTGGCCTGATCTCTATTTTGTAATCCTATAAGTTTCATATTTGCAGTATGAATATCACCTGTTAATATTTCTTGTATGTACTCTTTATCTCCCATCATATGTGCAAGACACCGTAGCTCTAAACTAGAGGCATCTGTACCTACCAAGGAATGTGTTTCTGTATTACTAATAGTCCATAGATCTCTACACTCCTTACCATAGGGACTATACACAGCAGGAACTTGTGCCATATTGGGGCTGTGATGTGCCATTCTTCCGGTAATAGTCTTTAATGTAAGCACTCGTCCTCTTACTCTATCATCTGAATCACATGCTTTTAACCATGCCTTTAAAAGTCCTGTTCGTTTTTGTAATAAGAAAAATCTACTAAACATTTTAGCTTCTGGTAACTCACAAGTATTTAAAGTTTTCTCATTAACAATTATGTTTCCTTTTTCTGTAAGTAATGTAGGATTCCATCCCTTTTCTTTAAGCCGTTCTGCAATTTGTTTACGGCTTGCTATATTAAAAGGAATGTATTTAGTTTTTGTTTTTAATTTAAGTTCAATAGGAGGAAATATTTCTTGCGTCCTTTCTTCTAGTTCTCTTTCCTCTTCTTCAAGTTTAGCTAATAAAATACTTGCATCACGTACTTTAAAAGCGAAACCGTTTTTCTGTTGTTGATCTAGTATCGCTCTAATACTATGCTCAAGTCTTATCGATTTATTTGAAAAGTTTTTACCTTCTTTTTCTAAGTGATGAGCAACCTTCCAAGTAAGTTCCGCATCACGGATACAATACTCCAACATCTCTTCACTGTATGAATCGAAGTCATTAAAGTCTCCTTTCTTATATCCAAAACGATTTCCCCATGCTGCAAGTGAATGACCACCTTCTCGCACAGGATTGAAAAGCTGTGATTCTAATAGGGTATCTCGCACTTGACTTACTTTAATATTACAACCGAGTAGCTTGTTAAGAAACGGGGCATCAAAAGACACCCCGTTATGCATTATAAATTGATCAACTTTATTGGACCACTCTACAAATTTCTTACACTCTTCTAGTATCCATGTTTTAACTTCTCCTGTATCATAATCTTTTGAAACAATGCAATGAATTCTTTTTGCATCAAGTGAATCTGTTTCAATATCTACAATAGCTCTCATTATAAAGTTACTAACTTAGCATCTTTAGTATTGATGTGATAAAACTTTTCTCCTTTACTAACGTTTCGATTAGAGACTTCTTTCACTTCACTTTTAGACACAACATCTCCTGATATAAACCATGCTTGCTGGCAATCATTTCTAAAAATTACAAAGGTTAATAAATCAGATGGAAACTTATTCAACCACCTGTCTACTAGCTTATGTTTTCTATAGGGAATACGGACTTCCTCCCATTTTTCAGACCACTCTCCTTTCCATGAGTATTTTATTTCTACTTCAAAGAAATAGTTTATAAGATTTTCATCTGTATCTTGAAGACGATTAGATACAATATCAAAAGACATTGTTTCTTTATCATCTATATTAATATAGTCATTTTTCTGAAGCCATTTTATGATAGCCCCTTTAGCTGTGGTATCAGCTACATTATATAATGCTTTATCAAAGCGTTTGGTCGTATTCATTAAAATCCTCTTCGTTGAGAGAGTCTACTTCTGACATCCTACCAGTTGTTGTATCATAATGCAAGCGACATGCAACACCTGTGTCACCAACGTATCTATTCTTTAAGACTCTGATCGTTGTGGTATTAGCTTCAAAATCATTGTCTGCCTGTTGATTTCTTTCCAAGGCTATCACACTATCACTAAGGTGTGCAATGCTGGCTGATCCACGAAGGTGTGAGAGTGTAACTTCTTTACCATTCTCATGACCATTGTCACCCATAGGGCGTCTCAGGTGACTGACAAGCAGCAAGGCTATCCCTGTTTCCTCCACAAGGGAACGTAGCTTGGTCATTAAGATATCGATAGATTTTCTTTCATCACCATTATCCTCTTGCCCAGACACTAGAATAGATAGGTGATCTAAGAAGATCCATTTAGTATCAAGCGCCTTTGCCATAAAACGAATACGATTTAATATCTCATCGTTACTTATACTTCCGAAGTGATCGAATGCATAAAATCTTTTAGTACCTATAGTATTTTTCTGCCATTCTTTTAACTGTTCTTTATCAAACTCATCTCTTACTTCTTTGATATACAGACGAGCATTGGCTTCAACAGACATTATATTAAAGACAGTGTTCCGGGTACTTTCTTCTAGTGCAAGCACACCTATATTATCTTCAGTGTTCTTTAAAATATGATGCATAAGTTCTCGCATGATACTTGACTTACCCATGCCAGCACCAGACGTGAAACAAACTAACTCTCCAGTACGAATACCAAATGTTTTCTTATTCAAACCTTCCCAAGGATAAGGACATGTGTAACAGAAATCCTCATCGTATAAAGAGTCTCCTAATGAATCGAGATTAATAATACCAGCCGGAGTATAAGGCTCTGCTGCCCACCATGTTTTAGTATACCTTTCCCTTTGATTCAACATCAGGTATTCATTAGGATCTTTAAGTTCAAGATTAACAATACGGCATTTGTTTGGCTCAAATATCTTAGCTACTTCTTCAGCAGCCTCTTTACCCTGTCTGTCACTATCAAAACAAAGTACAATATTTTCAAAGCTATTAAGATAATCAAAGGCTTGTTTACAATTATTAACCGCTGACTTACAGCCACTCTTAATAGAAAGAACAGGCCACCGTGAGCCTAGTAGTTCGTAAGCACTCATGGCATCTATCTCACCCTCACATAGGGTTACATACTTACCACCTTTAGGAAATAAATTCTGACCAAAGAGAAGAGCTTTACCTATATCTCCTTCTATCCAGAAATCTTTATTCTTTACCTTTCTAATCTTAGTAGCTACATGTTCACCTTTATCATCAACATATTGATAAACATGTTGGCTTTGTTTTTCAGTACCTGTATCCTTAACAAATGTTTTATATTTTTTTACGGTATCGAGTGTTAGCTTTCTATCTGGAATAGCAGCCAGATACCCAGCAGTTTTAAGAAGTTTAGTATCTGTTGTTTTGGGTGTGTTGTGATAATTTGTTTGGTTCATATAGTTCTTTTCTTCCTTGTTAGAAAAACGAGTTTCACATGAAAAGCAAAAGGAATGTCCATCTTTATGTTGAACATTCCCTTTAGTTGATCCGCATTCAGGGCATAAGCCCCTTGTTAACCAGCCTTCTGGCATTACCATTTTCCTTTGCTGAGTTTAAACATTTCATCACATATGGTTTTTCTATACGACGCTAGTTCCCTTTCTATAGATACTAATGTTTCAATTTTTGTAACTCTCTCCATATCTTTAAAGCTTTCTTCATAGATAAATATAAGAGCTTGTCTATCCTTTTCTTTTTTGACTGATACTATTTTCTCAGAGGAATTCATTTTGAAATAACTTTCTGTAACACATAAGAAAATCTAGGATCAGAACCAAGGTGATGCCAGAGTATCTTTCTATATTTAAGAGCAGTAGTACCTTCTATTAAAGAAGAAAAAGATTCTAAAATCTTTTCTTTATTCTTATTAATTACCACTAAGTTCCAAGTATTAAACATGTGTGAGCGACCCCCTCAAAAGAGGGGGGTTGCGAACATTAATTATAATCTTCGATATCATTTTGTATGTTAGTAAGAAAATCATGTTGATCTGCCATTATATCTTCTACTTCTTTTTTAGCAATACCCTTGGCGGTTTTAGTATCATAGCCTTCTTGTTGGTACTGC